AGCCTGGAGAGCACCAGTCTTAGCTTGTGAGTTGATTGTACGAATCACTTCACGGTTAATTTCAGCCAAGATCTCAGTTGACAGAATATTTGCCAACTCAGTTTCAGCGTCAAGACCATGAATTGCTTTCAAGTCTTGAGCCAATTCTAAGCTGTATTCTGCTTTCAGAGCACGTGACTTAGCAGTGACTGTTGCTTTCTCGATAGTGAATCCCATTTCCTTGAATGAAGAACCACCACTTGAACCCAATGCTTCAGCGTTACCTGTAGCCATACCACCACCAAAGATGTCAGTTAAACGAGCATCATCAGCAGTTGAGTCAGAGTCAAGGTTAGTAACATTAAGACCTGAAGCATTATCAGAGTCATGAGTACCAGAAGAGTCACCAGAGAAGTTAGTCTCAGCTTCTTGGAAGAGAGCTTCACGGTTAGATGTAGAACCACCTTCGTAGCGTGACTTCATAGCGAAGATCAAGCCAGTTGGTCCAGTCATTGGTTGAACACCACACACATCGTATGCCATCAAGTTAGGCATTGCACGACGAACCAATGCAATCAGAACAGGGTTCCAGTTTGCAGCAGAAGTAGTGTTGTTAGCAGGTGCAGCTTCTGAAAGGAAGCCAGAGTTTTGCGCAGCTTCTTCAGCAAATGCACGCTCTTGGTTTTCAAGAACTGCAGCTGTAACTGCTTTTCTGTGATGGTCTTTAATTGATCCGGCAGTTTCTTCGTTAAGAACCGGAGACCATTTTTCGATCAGACGATCATATGATTCCATTTTTGGAACTCCTTATTTATTGGTCTTTTTAATGGCTGAAAGGTATGATTCCATTACTGGTGAAGAAGTCATTGGAGCAACATCTCCATCTTCAACTTCATCTGTAATGTCAACGGTTTCAGTAGTCTTCTTAGTGAAGTATGATTCCTTGATTGTAGCAACTTTTCTAGCAAAAGTTTCTTCATCTTCAAAATCAACATCTTCAACAAGTGACTTAAGTTTTTCTACCTGAGTCTCTGCAAGGTCACGAGCTGATTCACGAATAATCGCGTCACGCTTATAGCCTTCCAATTCTTCAGATAGTTCGATAGCTTTAGCAGTAGTAACATTCAAAGATTCTTCAAGTTCTTCTACTGTTTCTGCCAAATCATCAACTAGGTCAACCTTAGACTCAGGAACTTCAATGTAAGACTCTGTGAACAGATCCTTAAGATTGTTCATAAAGTTCTCAGCAATTTCTGCTCTTAAGCCATTCTGGATAGCGACTTGATTGTCTTCCATCCATTGTTCAACAACGTAGTTGAGGTAGCTGTCAACCTTTTCTACGAGATCAGTTTTTGTTGTCTGAATTTCTTCAGCAAGTTCTTCCTCGTATTTTGCTTCAAGCCGATCGATTTCTTCTGAAAGCTTAGATTTAATCGCAGCTTCGAAGATTGTTTCGGCCTTCTCCTTGAACTCTTCAGAAAGTGTAGCTTCTGATTCAACGAGAGCACTTAGGTCTTGTGAAAAGTCTGCTTCATATTGAATGTTTGATGTTTCAGCAATTGCTTCATCTTCGTCCCATTCAATACCTTCAGCCTTCATCATACCATTGTACATTGTCTGAAGCTTCACTTTAGGTGCTTTAGACATACTGTTGTACATTGCATTGATGAGACCAGCTTTTGTCTTAGGCATTGGATCTTGCTTAGTCTGGTCACCCTTACGAGCAGGGGCCTTCTTAACAGAATCGTCAGCTTTGTCAACAGATGCTACAGACTGAGCTTCAGCATTCTTAGGATCGTGACCTTGAGCTTCCATGATTTCGTTCTCGTCATCATGGAGTTCAATGTCTTGATCTTCAGTGTATTGATCAGTCATATTGACTCCTATTATTTTGATTTGAGTAACGAGAGGAAATTCTTAAACTCACGAACCTGTACCTCATAGAGATCTTTCCGTGGAGCTTTCTTAATTTCAGTCTCCATTTGTTCAATTGCCCGAGCTTCAATGATACCGTTATTCCAAATCCATTCTACGCCTTCCATAACACCATTAACAAAAGCATTTGGAGCAGATGGATCTTGTACGATATCGATGGCATTAAGCATGAAGTCTTTACCGACCACCATTGCATCGCCACCACGCTGTAGGCTTCCCATACCACGAGTTGAAACGCCAACCCTGACACCGCCATCGAGTAAACCTTTTACGATTTGACCCATTGGAGTTTCCAAGATAGTCGCTTTTCCTACAATATCGTTACCCTTCCAATTAAGGGATTCGATCTTGTGAGAAACTTTATCAAGGTTAACAGTAGGACCATCTGGATGGTTTAATTCACCTACTGCTCTACCTTTTGAAACTTGTTCGTCATTATACTTACCAACTGCGGCTTCCATAATAGGTCTTGGATAAATCCGACCGTTACGGTTTTTGGCCTCAGCCTGAGCAAATACTCCTTCAATAGAGTATTTCTTACCACCACCTTCTTTGGCTTCGGTAAAGAACTCAAGGTTCTGGTCTGTATATTCTGCAATAAGTTTCATTTCATTTTCCTAAATTGTGCCACAAATTGAGTCGCAGCTTTCTCTGCTTCTCTTTGTGTTCTATAGGAATCTAGTTTGTCACCATCAACATAGGTGTCAAACTTTCCTTTATGTTTATGAATCATGACTTGAATGCCTTGTATCTTTTTATCCATGACGTGTTCGCCAGGCGGCATTTTTTGTCGTAATTCTGAAAAC